GTGGATAATACGAAAGGAAAAATTATGATTAGATTATTTACACTATTATTTGTTATGGTAACATTCTCTGCAAATGCAGCTGATGTTACTATTGATATGTTAAACAAAGACGCAGACGGCAACAAAATGGTATATGGTAAAGAAATAGCAGAAGTTGCTGTTGGAGATACAATTACATGGTTGCCTGCATCTAAAGGACATAATGTGCATTTTATTTCTGCACCAGATGGAATTAAGAAGTTACCAAAAAGTAAAATGAATAAAGAGTATTCCTATACTTTTGAAAAAAAGGGAATCTACTTATATCAATGTACACCCCACAAATCTATGGGTATGATAGGATTAGTTATTGTTGGTGATGACTTGTCTAATATTAAACAAATATCAAAAACAAAAGTTTTTGGTAAAAGTAAAAAGAAGTTAAAGAAGTGGTTGTCTGAAATCCAGTAAGATGAAAAAATTCAAAAATCCAGTCGTGAATTGGATAGACCATAGACTTGGTATATTCTCTTTCATGAATCATGAACTCAACGAATATCCAACACCAAAGAACCTAAATTATTTTTGGAACTTTGGTTCGTTGGCTGGAATTGCACTAGTTATAATGATTGTAACTGGAATAGTTCTTAGTATGCATTATACTGCTCATGTAGACCACGCATTTGATTCTGTAGAAAGAATAATGCGAGATGTCAATCATGGGTGGTTAATACGTTATATTCATATGAACGGTGCAAGTTTCTTTTTCATAGTAGTTTATATTCATATATTTCGTGGACTATACTATGGTTCATATAAAGCACCAAGGGAATTACTTTGGATACTTGGAGTATTGATATTACTACTGATGATGGCAACTGCATTTATGGGTTATGTTTTACCTTGGGGTCAAATGAGTTTTTGGGGTGCTACAGTTATTACTAATTTGTTTAGTGCAATACCATTAGTTGGAGAACAATTTGTTACTTGGTTATGGGGTGGATTTAGTGTAGATAATGCACTACTGAATAGATTCTTTAGTCTACACTTTTTAATGCCTTTTGTAATAGTTGGAGTTGTTATTCTACACTTGGTTGCATTACACAGATTTGGTAGTAACAATCCTATAGGAATTGATACCAGCGGTAAACAAGATACTATTCCATTTCATCCATATTATACAATAAAAGATTTATTTGGATTAAGTATATTCTTAACATTTTTTGCAGCTGCAGTATTTTTCTTCCCTAATTTTATGGGACACCCAGACAATTACATTCCAGCAAATCCAATGGTTACACCACCACACATTGTTCCAGAGTGGTACTTCTTACCGTTCTATGCAATACTTAGAGCTATACCAGATAAATTGGGTGGGGTTCTTGCAATGTTTGGTGCCATTGTAGTTCTGTTTATATTACCTTGGTTAGATAGACAACCGATTAGGTCTTCTCAATTTAGACCAACATATAAAATATTCTTTTGGATATTGTTTGCAGACTGTATTGCATTAGGATATCTTGGTGCAATGCCAGCTGAGGGGTTATATGTTATTTTAAGTAGAATTGCAACTGCATATTACTTCTTTCACTTTTTGGTTCTATTACCACTACTACCATTTGTTGAAAAAACAAAACCTTTACCAGCAAGTATATCAACACCAGTTTTAAAAGAGTGATTCGGTGATTCGCACCGATTCGCAAAAATACCAAAAAATATGACCCTTATAAGTCCTTGATTTATAAGGGTTTTTTAATACGCTTGACTTTGTTATAAAAACAAGGTATAGTATATACATAATCAAGAGAAAGAGAGAAAATTATGGGAAAAGTTAAGAATTTTGTGATGGACGTTCAAGAAACTGTTTGGGACTTTTTTGATGAAAATGGGAAATTTGTTCCTGCTGATGACATCAAAACCAAGGAAGATTTGATACAGTTAATCAAAACAAGTTTCGGTAATATGGGTGTTGATGTTGCAAAGGAAGAAATCTTTGCAATTGAAACTGGCGACCACTTTAGTTAATAGGAGAGAATATGACATATAAATTAGATAATTTAGAAGTAACAGATGTTGAGATTGATGGTCTTGATATGAAAGACTATCCAGACTTTGTTGATGCTTATATCGAATCTGCAAAGTTTGTTTCATCTGGAAAAGAACTCAATGATGAGGAGTTAATAAAACTTCAAGAAGAAAATCCAGAGTTATTCTATGATGATGTTATGGATAAATGCATTGACTATGCAGATATGCATTACGGATAGGAGATATTATGAGTAATTTACAAAATGATACAATTAAAGAAAACCTTTGTGAAGAGGTAGGGTCAATGACAGTTGATGAATTTCAAGATGCACTTGATAAGGCTGGTCTTGAGGGTAATAGTGTGATTGACAGTTTGGTTGAAAATTTGGTTGAAAAAAAGTTTGAAGATTTGGGCGATTAGACTTGACTTTGTTGTAAAAACATGGTAAGATGATTCTGTAATAATGAGAAAGAGAGGTCAAAATGACTACTAAAACTGTGAAATACTTTGTTTATACTCAGACTAATAAGATGGGTAAAACTGGTGAATTTGATACTGCGAAAGAAGCTATCAAATGGGCGAAAGAAAATGTCTATGCATTTGATTACGTCAAGGAAAGAAAAGACGATTGGGAAGACTTGTTCTTTGAATTGTTAGTCGGTATTGGAAAGGGAGATTGTAAGTATGTATAAATTTGTTGCCTGTGATACAATCAAAACTGTTGGAACTTGTTTACAAGGTAAGGTTACTACCACCTATGACAAGTTAGTAGAGGTCTTTGGAGAACCAACCATGACAGATGCAAGTCCTTATGAAAAGGTCAATGCACAATGGAGTGTTAATGCTGAAGATGAAAACAATACTACCTTTACCATCTACAATTGGAAAGATGGATATGTACCTACTGAAGAGTACGAGTGGCATATTGGTGGATTTGATTTCAATGCATACTGTGTTGCTACTGATATACTTGACAATGCGAAAGAAATAGTGTAGTATTATGAATATGAAAACTTTGTTATTAACTACAACTGCGATACTTATGACCACAAGTGCATTTGCACAAGATTGTAAGTATCAAAAAGTTGTGACTCAGAAAAGTGGTGAGATAGTATCGTCAACTACTGATTATGATTGTGAAACTAAACCTAAAGTAATCTATAAAGAGATTGAGAAGCCTGTTTATATTTACAGAGATTCTACGCCAGTAGTTACTGAAAGGGTAGTTTATTCAGAACCTACATATAATAAACCACAACCAAGTATTGTAAGCACTATTGTTGGTACATTGATTAATCATAAGATAAATCAGACCATATATAAAAATGCGCCTGTGGGAACTGTGTTTGGATATGGAATTACAAATAACGTAAAGATTGGTAATACGTCTGTATCTTATAAGGTTCATGAACCAGGCAGTTGTTATGCGAATTGGACAACTGGCGGAACAGATTGTTACTAAATGATGAAATTTATATTTGGAATTATTGTTGGGGTAATACTAGTCACATATCACCCCAATATATTAGCAACCACTAAAGACGTTTTTGTTGATAGTGGTATTCGTGACACAATCGTTAATAAGTTGAAAGAGGTTAGATAATGATTAAACAAATGACTACCGTTGCATCTCTAGGTGTACTATTAAGTGCCTGTAGTGCATCAAATCCTTTTGTAAGTGCAAACACAGCTAATGTGGTTGTTAAACCACCAATTGGTGTTGTTAAGAAATTGTATGAACACCAATCTGCAAAAGTAAAACAACAAGTAGAACAAGTACCTAGTTGGTATACTAAGATGCCTGTCAAAGATGATGCTATCTATGCAGTAGGTACTGCAAATACACCAGACTTGCAACTATCAAATGATATTGCAATCTTGTCTGCAAAAACAACTCTTGCTGACAGAATTAATGGTAGAGTTAATTCTATTACGAAGAGTTTTATTACTAAGGTAGGTTCTACTGATGCAGATGCTTCTGTTATGAATGAAATTCAAACTGCAACAAAGAATATCATTTCTGATGTTGATGTTGCTGGATATAATGTCCAAGAATCTAAAGTAGTATCTAATGGTACACAATATCGTGTATATGTGTTGTTAGAATACTCTGATGAAAACGCTCAGAAAATCCTATTAAATAGGTTGAAGAAAGACAAAATGTTAATGTCTAAAATCAAAAGTAATGAAGCGTTCAAGGAACTTGATGAAACTGTCAATCAGACTAAAGTTGATGAAATCAAGAAACTTGATAAAATCATTGATGCAGAAAAACTATCATAAGGGAGCCTATGAGTTACTTTAAAAAGAAAGATAAATATAAAAAAGACTATGGAATGACTGTTACAGTTCGCCAAGTTAAGGACAAAGACGGTAACATGACATCTGATGTAAATGGTGCTATCAGAGTCCTTAAAAAGAAACTTATGAAAGAAGGTTTGTTTCAAGAACTGCGTGAAAGAACTTCCCACCGAACCAGAGGTGAAAAGAAAAGAAGACAAAAAGCAGCTGGTAAAAAAAGGTGGGAAAGAAAACTACAAAAACGAAAGCAGGAGTTAGGATATTAATGGAAAATAATATCATAAAATTTCCAACTAAATTTAAAGGTAAAAGGATACCTAAAGTTGTTAATATTAATCCAACTGAAACTCAACAAGATTTAGATTTTGCAGATAATCTTGCAGAGGGTTTAATGATTGGATTAATTCACAACTGTGGTGAGAATGGTATAGATATCAAGAATGAAAGATTCATTGGAGATATCAGTTTTCTTAATGAAGTCGTTAGAGGTATTTTGTATAGAGATATCGGTTTCAGACACCCTATACAACCATTTATGGATATCGTTGTTAAAACGGTTACTGAAGATAAAGAGAACACCATTACCACTAAAGTTGATTTGAATTTGTTAGCAGATATGGTAAGTGATAAGGAAGATGATACTAGTTGATATGAATCAAGTTACACTATCAAGTTTGATGGTGCAGCTCGGTGGTAATAAAAATATAGAACCAGACTTTGTAAGACATATGGTTCTTAATTCTCTAAGAAGTTATCGCTCTAAATTCCAAGGTGAGTTTGGAGAACTTGTGTTATGTTATGATAACAAAGGTAATTGGAGAAGAGAATACTTTCCAAATTATAAGTTTTCAAGAAGAAAAGATAGAAAGAAATCTAGTCTTGATTGGAATCAAATATTTGAAACTCTTCATACAATTCGTGATGAACTTACTGAATATTTCCCATATAAAGTTTTGCAAGTAGAAAAAGCAGAAGCAGATGATATAATTGCATCTGTAGTATTTCATGTTGCAAAAGAACCTAAGAACTATGAAAAGGTACTAATTTTATCTAGTGATAAAGATTTTATCCAATTACAAAAATATAATTTTGTAACACAATATAGTCCTATACAAAAGAAATATGTAAACGGTGTAGACCCTACTACATATATTAAAGAACATATCTTAAAGGGTGATAGAAGTGATGGTGTACCAAACTTCTTGTCGCCTGATAATACTTTTGTAGATGAGTTAAGACAAAAACCCATGACTAAAAGGAAACTTGATGCATGGATTGATTTGGAGCCAAGTGATTACTGTAATGAAGAGATGATGAGAAACTATCAAAGAAATAGAACTTTAATAGATTTATCCTATATTCCAGATGACATTAAAGAAAAATGTACACAAACTTTCTTGGACGCTCCAGAGGGTAGTCGTAAACATTTACTAAATTATTTTATAAAGAATAAACTAAAGACCTTAATGGAAAACATAGGAGATTTCTAATGGCAGTAAAAACATATACACCACTATTATCAGAGGTGTTAGATAAAGTGCATAAAGCAAAAACTAAATCGCAGAAGATTAATATTCTAAAAGAGAATGATTCAGAAGCACTAAGAATGATTATCAAATCATCTTTTGACCCTAGAATTGTATGGGCATTACCAGAGGGTGCAGTTCCTTATAAACCTAATGATGTCCCAGAGGGTACTGAACATACGTTACTTTCTCAAGAATCAAGACGTTTGTATCATTTTATTAAAGGTGCAGATAATGTTACACCCAGAGCTCAAAAAGAAAATATGTATATCCAAATGTTAGAGGGTTTACATGAAGATGAAGCAGAAATTCTTGTCTATGCAAAAGATAAAAAACTGCATCAAAAAATCAAAGGTCTTTCCCATGAAGTTGTCAAAACAGCATTTGGTTGGAATTCAGACTATGTGAGACTTGACTCTGTAAAATAACTGTGGTATAACTATTATAGTGAAATGAAATTGATTCGGAGTTCTATATTATGATTAGTTTTGGTATCGGTATGATAATTGCAATGCTTGCTTCTGGGTTAGATGGGCCAAATTCCTCTCTCTCAACTCTCGCCCTTTTATCTCTAACGAGTATTGCCTTCATGATTCGAGGAGTTTATGTAATGAACAAAAATGGTCAGTTACAATAAACCTTGCGAATCGTGAGAAATAGGGGGGTTTCAACCCCCCTATTTTACTTTTAACCCCCCTAAAAAATTCAATAAAATCAACGACTTAAAATAGTACTTGACTTTGTTCTAAAAACACGATATAGTATATACATAATCAAGAGAAAGAGAGAAATCATGACAAATAACGAAACAGTTTTTATTGATGCCCAAAACGGTGGTATCGGTGTTTTTATCGGTGCTGGTAATCAAGTTGGGTTTGCAAAGACACCTAAGATGCTTGCATATATTCTAGATACTAAAAAGATTTTCGGTGAAGTAATGTTTTGTAGTGGAATGGACTTTGCTGATGAGAATGGATTTGACCACTATGATGGTGCGAAAAATCTTTGGAACGCAGCTGTAGAATTGAGGGTTTAATGAACTTTGTTCAAGTAAATGGTGGTAACAAAACACAGAGAGAAATCTGTCATAAAGTAGTTGCACACATGATTTGGCAATTACTTCCAAGATTCAGAACTTTAGATATAGAAGTTAATCTTACGACCATCAAGAGTGATGCTATTGGATTTTGTATGATGCAAGATACTAATAGAAAGTTTGAGATAGAACTTGATAAGAAACTTGGTATTAAAGAAATGGTACAAGCGTTATGTCATGAAATGGTTCATGTTAAACAGTATGCAAGAAATGAAATGAATGATGGTATCGTAAAAGGTAGAGCAAGGTGGAAAACTAAGTTTATTCCAGAAGATACTAATTATTGGGACTTACCTTGGGAAAAGGAAGCATATCGAATGGAAAAGAAACTTGCAGATGCTATTTGGGAATTTGGAATTATTTGAGACTTGACTTTGTTATCAAAACATGGTAGTATTAATAGAATCAAAAAAGAGAGGTATATTATGAAA